GTTCGCGGCCGCGCCGTACACCTCGGCGGACTCCTCGCCGTCCGCGCACAGCATGTACAGCGCGATCCCGCTGAGAAGGGCGCTCTTGCCGTTCTTGCGGGCCATGACGACGGTCGCACGCGTGTAGCGGCGCACGTACCGGCCCCACTGCTCGTTCCAGACCACCTCGCCGAACAGCGGCCGGATGATCTCGTGCTCCTGCCACGGAGCCAGCACGAACCGCGTGTTCGCCAGGGCGCCCGCGGGGTGGACGAGCAGCTCGCCGAAGAACTTGACGACCTTGTCCGCGCGCGGCTCGCAGTAGTGCGCGCCCCGCCGGGTGCAGGTCTTGCCGTCGAGGGTGTACCCGCACACCGGGCCGCGGCGCGAGGCCGGCCGCCACCGCTTGGTGTGGTCGATCCGCAGCGGCCGGCGGCGGCCGGGCGGCCGGGTCGCGGCCTTGGACCGGGCCGGACGGGTAGCGGTGCGCCCAGCCATCGCCACCTCCGCCCCCGGTCAGGACAACAGCCGCTCCGCCCCCTGCCCGTCGCCCTCCCCGCCGATCTTCAGCTGCGCACGGTCGCTGGGTGTCAGCCCGAACCGCGCGCCGTACCGCTGCACCTGGGCGTCCGCGGCGTCCAACGCGAGGAGCCACGGGTTCTTGCCGCGGCGGTGGCCGCCCAGGTCGCCGTTCTTGTTGAACACGGGCATCTCCACCACGGCGCCCTCCTCCTCGACATGCCGCGCGGCGTCCCGCCGACGGGCCACCGCGTCGCACCAGGCGGCGAACGCCTCCGTGTCCCACGGCGTCAGCACCCGCTTGGCCTCGAGGTCGCCGGCGAGCTGCTCCCAGATCTCCAGGGCGGTGTCGCTGAGCCAGTCGGGCGGCAGGACCTCGCCCACATCGGGCTGCGGCTCGTCGGTGTTGATCCGGTCCTTGCGGTCGCCGTGGAGCACGCGCAGCTGCGTCGGCTTCGGGGCCGGTCCTCGCTTCCCCATGATCACCTCCAGGGCGGCAGGCAGTCACATTCGGTTACGGCGGCAGCCCGGGTACGGCGATTCCGGAAACCTGTCAGCGCGAGAGGGGCCTCCCCCCCGCGTTCCGAGGGTCCCCGGGGCCAGGGATTCTGGCCCCCCTCCCCCTCACGGTCAGTAAGGGGGGATGTCGGTGTTCCAGCCTCCGGGCTGGTGCTTGGCGGTCTCGCTGCTGTGGCAGGAGGCGCACAGGCCGCGGCCGTAGGCGGGGCTGTGCTCGTCCCAGCCGAGCTGGCGCAGCTCGCGCTTGGAGCGCGGCCAGTGGTCGGCGTGTTCGCTGGGGGCGCGCCCGCACAGGACGCAGATGGGGTCGCGTTTGAGGACGCCGGCGGGGAAGCGGTCGCGGTGTTCGGTGCCGTAGCCCGGGGGGTGGCGGAGGCGCGGGGGCGGGGGGTGCCGCACTCGGGGCACTTGGAGGAGGGTGGTGTGGGGGTGCGGGGGCAGCCGGGTGTGGTGCAGCGGCGGGGGGCGCGGGCGGGCATGGGGGGCACCTCCTGGTGGTGGCCGCCCGGTTGGTGCCGGGCGGCCGTTCCGCCACCACTCCACCGCGAGTGGTCTTGGTGCGGGGCCGCCGGAGTCTCAACGCTGCGCGGTAGGGCTTACGCCGGAGTCGTGGGCTCCCTGCCAGGCGCTGCGTCAGAGCAGCAGACACGGCCCCGCACGTTCGGGTTGGGATGTGGTCAGAAGTCGGGGCAGAGGTGTTTGTGGCTCAGGTCGAGGACCTTCTCGGCCGTGGGCAGGCTGCGTCCCTCGGGGTGGTCGGGGCTGGTCCAGCGCTTGGCGGTGACCTCGATCTGCTTACTCCTGTCGCCCGGGTGACGCTTGAGGGCTGAGCAGGTGTCGAGGCCGCGGCTGATGGCCTTGTCGTCCTTGCCGTGAACGAGGTCGGGCTCAAGGGCGTTCAGGGCAGCCAGGAAGGCCGCGCGGGGCTGCGGTTCAGGGCTCGGGGGGAGGCCGGCGGCCTCGCGGGCCTTGGCCTTGTCCTCGGCGCTGGTGGAGGGCGCTTCGGCCGCGGGGGCCTGCGAGGGCGCAGCGGCGGGCTGTTCGGGCTCGCTGGCGCTGCTGCAGCCGGTGAGTGCGGCGAGCAGCAGTGCGGCGGCGATGGTGGTGGTGCGGGTGCGCATGGTCCCCCCTGGGCGTTGCGGATGGGCGGGCCCATCGTGCACCGGGCCGACCGGCCGTGTCCGGCGGTTGGGCAAGGTGCCGCCCGCAGTGTCTACGCGTGGGCGGGGTGCGCGGTCTCGGGGAGGCGGACGAGGCGCAGGGCGCGGCCGCGGGTGGCCTGCTCGGCGCGGGCGACGTCGGCGAGGCGGAAGAGTTGGCGGCCGGTGTCGTCGAGGCCCGTGGGGGTGAGGTGTCCACGGGCGACCCAGGAGCGGATGGTGCGGACGGTGACGGCGGCGGCTCCGGCGCTGAGGAGCTGGCGGGCGCGGGTGGCGTGGTCGGCGGCTTGGGCGGCGGTGAGCCAGGTGGGCATGTGGCACCTCCCTGGGAACGCGAAAGCCCCCGGCGGGCGGGGGCTGTGGGGTCGTGTGGGCACACGTGTGGTGCTGTCAGCGAGTATGCGCTACGCGTCCGATCTTGTCCAACAGCTGTGCGCGGGGGCCCGGGGCCGCCGGACGCTGAGGTGCCGGCGGCGCTGTCGGTGTGCGGCGTCAGCGGGTCTGGGCGATGCGCCGGGAGGTGGGGGCGTGCTCCTTCAGGACGCGGTTGTGCAGCCGGACGACGGACCGCGTGTCCACGTCCGGTCCGTGGATCTTCTGGCCGTAGGACACGACCTTGTCCCTGTCCAGGAGACCTGCCGCCACGGCTGTCCTGATGGTGTCCGTGACGGACTGTCCGGGCGGGGCGATGGGGCGCGCACTGGCCTGTGACCTGCTGTCCTTGCTGTCCTTGCTGTCCTGTCCGGTGTCCATCAGGGTGCGGACGGTGTCTTCGTCGGCGTCGCTGCCGAGGGTGTGCAGGTGCTCCAGGACGTCCTCGGCGGATGCGTCGGGGATGGTGGAAAGGGCAGCGCGGACAGCCGAGCGGACTGTCCCGGCGGCGTGTCCCGGGGTGTCCCGCTGGGGATGGCGAGCTTCCGTCTGGACGGGGTCGAGCTGGTCGAGGCGTGCGCCGACCGCGCCGCGCAGCGTCTGCCAGGAGCGGGCGGGGTACATCAGCCAGCCCAGGAGGGGGATGTGGGGCATGCGTTCGGGGAGCAGGCCGCGCTCGGCGCGCTGCTCGTCGCGGACGTCGCGGCGGTGCAGCTCGAAGAGGAGTTCCACGGCGCAGGGCACGGAGGCGAGGCCGTAGGCGGCGACGGGTCCGCCGAGCTGCATGCCGTGGGACCAGTTCAGGGTGGCGGAGACGCTGACGAAGCCGAGGAGGACGACGCGGGCGAGGCCGGCGGGGCTGGCGCGTTCGATGGCGCGGCGGGCGTACTCGGCGCACAGCAGGGCTGCCAGGTCGAACATGAGGGAGAGGGCCCAGGCGAGCTTGGGGTTCATGCCCCAGCTGGTGAGGGTGCCGCTGATGGACCAGGCGGCGGCGGCGAGCATCATGGCGAGGACGGCGTACCAGGCGATGCGGGTGAGCCTGCTGAGTCGGCGGCGGGGTGTGGCGGTCACATGCAGCTCCGGGGGGGTGTGGGCGGCCGGGCCCGTTCGGCGGCGGGCCCGGCCGGGTGAGGGTCAGGCGCCGGCGGCGTCGAGGAGGTGGCGCGCGTACTCGGCGCGGGTGACGGGGCCGGTGATGCGCGGCATGTGGGTGATCACCTCGGCGTGCAGGTTGTCGGCGCCTTCGCCGATGGCGTGCTCGGCGGCCGCGAAGGTGAAGGCGAGGCCGCGCCGGGTCAGCTCGCTGATCTGCATGTGGGGGCGGACGCTGGTGAGGCGGTCGGCGATGGCGAGGAGGACGGCGCGGGCGTCCTCGCTGGGCTGCTGGGTAGGCTGCATGGGCCTGCTCCTTCGTGTGGGTGTGGGCAGGTGAGGCCCCGGCCATGAGGTGCGAACTCCGGCCGGGGCCTTGTGTTGCCGGTTCGACCGTAGCCAAGAAGTGTGGACAATGTCCACACCTTCGGGGAAGGATGACTCTCATGGAGACACCGCAGACGCCAGGCGGCGAGGAGACGCTGACCATCCCGAAACTGGCCGCGCGCGCGGGCGTCAGCCGCACCCTGGTGCACCGCCTCGCCACGAACCCGGCCGAGGGCTGGCCGGCCCCGCGGTTCCGCCCCGGGTCGTCGCGCCCGGAGTACCCGGTGGCCTGGTTCGACACGTACTGGGCGCAGCGCCAGGCACGCATCACCCAAGGGCGGTGCACGGACCTCCAGCGGGGCCCGGACGGCGCGTAGCGCAACCCAGGCCCCGCCCCTACGCGGCCGCGGAGGCGCGGGCCAGCAGGTGCACGGCGACGGCGGCCAGCTGCGGCATCACCCGCGCCCGGTGCTCGTCGTAGTCCTCCGGCGCCATCTCGTGCCCGCACGCCTCGCACCGGATCCACCACTCCCCGTCCGTCGCCACCAACGCGAACGCGGCGCAGCTCGGGCACGGGGCGTCCTTGGTGGTGCGCTGCGGGACGGCGCCGACCATGCGGCGCACGCGGCGCAGCAGGTCCTCCAGCTGGCGGTACAGCTCGCTCCCCCAGGGCTGGGTGAGCGCGTACGGGGCGTACGCCGACAGCCACGCGCACCAGGCCGCCACCGTCGCCCCGCCGCGCACGAGGGGCTCCTCGCAGCGCTCGATGTGCACGGTGCCGTACCGGTCGCGCCGTACGGCCGGGAATTCGCTGGCGATGTACCGCGCCCACCCGTACCGCAGCGCCCCGGCGGGCACGTGCCCGTCCTGGTCCCCGTACGGGTCGTCCGGGGGGAGCGGCTGCCCGGGCCCCAGGAGGTCCAGGACGCGCAGGTCGACGGGCAGGGGCGCGTGCGCGCGGCCGGTGGAGCCGCGCCGAGGCGGGCCCGCGGCGGGGCGCAGCAGGCTGCGGAGCATGGGCAGGTGCGTCGGCAGCTCGGCGAGCCACGCCTGCAGCTGGTGCACGCAGGGCTCGCACACGTCGGCGGCTGGCCGGCTGCAGACGCAGCACCTCGACGTCATGGTGGGCCTTCCTGTCTGGTCGCCGCGCTCAAGCGGGACGGGGCGGGCAGTGGGGGGAGCCGTGCTCGACGGTGCAGGTGCAGGTGCAGGTGCAGTGGCCGTCCTCGGCGATGAGGGGCGCGCCGCGGGCGTTGCGCCGCCCCTGCTCGGCACCGGTGGCGACGCCGTTGAGGTAGTCCCAGGCGGCGTGGAAGTCGAGGGCGGCGATGCTGGTGGAGCCGACCATGACGCTGTACCAGCCGGGGATGGGCCGGCGGTTGCTGTCGAGCCGGGCGCCGGTGTGGACGGTGATGGTGAGGGCCGGTGTCGTAGGCGATGACGGCGGCGTGCCAGGCGAGCTTGGTCGGGTCGTCCCAGGTCTCGTCGAAGGGCGGTTCGATGGAGCTGCCGCGGGGGGTGGTGCTCCGGGTGACGTTCACGGCTGCTCCTCGGATCGGGCGGGGGCGTCGACGATGACGCGGAGAGTGTCGGCGGCTGTCTTCAGCAGGTCGCTGATCCCGTACCGCGTCCACCGATCGGCGACAGCGCGGACGCCGTCGATGACGGCCTCGGCACGTTCGGCGCGCTGCTCGGCTGCGGCCAGTTCGGCGCGGAGCTGCTGTATCTCGGCGTCGCGCACGGCGTCGGCGCGGGGCCACCAGGCTGCGCCGTTGGCTGCCTGGTGCATGGGGCCCGCGTGGCCGCGGCGCAGGGCGCAGGGACCGAGCGGCGTACCGAAGAACCCGATGGTGGAGGCACCGCACGCCCGGTCTGCGCCCGCCAGAGGGGCGGTGGGGACGCCGTGGGGACGCCCAGAGGGGCGGGTCTTCTTCAGGCGGTAGCCGATGACGGCGGTCAGGGCACCGGTGGTGAGGGCGATGACGGTCCAGTAGACGAAGGCCGCGCCGAGTTGGGAGAGACTCACCGGCGGCCGTCCTCGGTACCGCGGGTCTCTGCCTGGGCGGTGGTGGCGGCGCGCCAGGCGTCGACGACGCGCTTCGGGGGGCGTCCGACGGCCGGGCAGCCAACGCTGTTGGCGCCGGGCCCAGGCGCGCACGGTGGCGGCGTCGTAGTCCACGCCCGGGCCGCGGCGGCGGCGGGGCTTGGGCGGCTCCAGCTCGGCCTGGCGGGCGCGGAGTGCGGCGAGGCGCTGCTGGAGCTGGTCGGCTTCGGTGGTGATGGCGGCCAGTTCCTGGTCGGCGGCGTAGCGCTGGCGCAGCCCGGTGAGGGCGGCGCGGGCGCGGGCGGCCTGGTCGTGGAGGTCGGTGTCGGTGTGCTGGTCGCCCCAGGCGAGGAGGCGGCCGACCGGCAGCTGCTCGGGGGCCTCGGCGGCGGGCGTCGCGGGTGTGGTGGTCACGGTGTCGGGGGTCCCTTCGTCGGTGGTGGCGAGGAGCTCGCGCAGGGCGGCGATGGCGTCGGCGGTGTGCTCGGGGAGGGCCGGGAGCTGGTTGCGCTCGCGGCCGTGAAGGCCGCCGCGGATGCCGTACCGGCGCCCGCCCGGGGGCTCGTGGATGAGGGCGTCGTGGAGGCACTCGGCCCGGACAGGGCAGCCGCGGCAGGTCGCTTGGGCGGGACGGGTCTTGTGGGGTTGGCCGTACCAGAGGTTCGTGTCCTGGCCTGCGCACGCTGCGCGGTCGCGCCAGTCGGCGCGGTCGGGGGCGTCGGTGGTCATGGGCGTCGTGTCGGGGTGGGGGTGATGTGGCGGTGCTGGATGGCCAGGGGGACGGCGTGCGGCTGGTTGCGGGCGTCGAGCCGGGCGTAGGCGGTGCGCAGGTGGGTCTGGACGGTGCCGCGGGCCAGGTCCAGGCGCAGCGCGATCCGGTCGACGCTGAGTCCGGCGGCCGCGGCCTCGAGGACCGCGCGTTCGCGGGGGGTGAGGCGCACGGCCGGCCGGTCTTCGGGGAGGAGCCCGGTCAGCCAGCCGTGGGCGTATGCCTGGGCGACGGCCTGGGCGCCGGTGCGGACGTGCAGCCGGGTCCGCAGGCGCTTGTACCGGCTGCGGACGGTGGCGATGCGGGTGTGGGTGTCCTCAGCAATCTGGACGACCGTGCGGCCCCGGGCGAGGCCGGCGAGCAGCTGCCGCTCGAAGGGCCGCAGCGCGTCCGGGCCGTCCCCGATCGGGGCCTGGGCCACGAGCCCGTCGGGCGCGGCATGTTGGGGCCGGGCGCTGATGTGCCAGCCGTCGCGGCGCGCGGCCGCGACGGTCTTCTGCCCCAGCCGCGCGGCCTCCTCGGGGGTGATGCGCTCGCCGAGCAGCGCCAGGGCCTCCTCGGCGATGAGTGCGCCGTACGCGTCGGGGACGGCCGGGAGCGTACCGGCGGGCGCGCTCACTGCTGCCACCCCTGCCAGCGGGGCCACGCGGACCCCCGTGCGGCGGCGGCCGCCGGAGCGGCGCGGGCGCGGCTCCGGCGCCTTGCAGGTCGCGGGGTGCGGCATGGCGCGCCACTCCAGGTGCTCGAGGGTGGGGCGGTCCGCGGTCAGGGAGCGGGAGCGCAGACGGCCCGTGCCGTCGGTGTACACCGCGGTGTTGCCGGTGGGGGCGGGGTCGGCGTCGACGAGCAGGCGGCGGCCGGCGGCGGTGGCGGTCCGCCGGACGCGGGCGCCGCACCGTTCGCACCTCTGCACGCCGTGATCACTGGGCATGGTGAGCTCCCTCGGTGTCGTCGAGGGCGGTCAGGGCTGGGGCGACGGCGCGCCAGCCGTAGAGGTAGACGGCGGCGGTGCGGCCGTACTGGGCGACCGCGGCCCGGACGGTGCCGGGCCCGGCGGCGGCGCGCAGCGCGGCCTTCTGCTCAGCCGTGAGCTCCGGCAGCCGCCCCCCGTGAGCCTCAGCCGGCGCGGCGGGCGGCGGGGCCGGAGCGGGGGCGGGGGCGGGGGGTGCTTCGGGCGGCTCGGGCACGGGCGGCTCTGCCGCCGGCGCCGCGCCCGCGGGCGGGGTGGCCAGGGTGATGTCGAGGCAGACCTGGCAGGGCTGGCCGGTGTGCCACAGCACGCCGTCCTCGCACACGTCCAGGCCGCAGCCGCGCCGGGGCAGACCCGCGCCGAGGATCCAGCGGCCGCCGTCCCGTACCGGGTCGGTGGTGGCGTAGCGGCGGGTCAGGCGCTCGGTGATCCGCTGCATCCCGGTCCCGGCCGCCAGCTGCGCGGTGATCTCCGCGTCGATCCGGCGCAGCACGAACGGCCGGACGTCCTCGAGGAGGTGGCGCACGGGCTCCAGCACCGTCCACGAGCAGGCGGACAGCAGCGCACCGGATCCGTCGCCGGACCCCCCGCTGCTGCTGCGCTTTTCGCCGTGACCCCGGCCGCCCGGGCGGCCCAGCGGCGCCGACCGGGCCGGGTTGTCCACAGGGCCTTGCGCTACCTCCTGCACACGCCTACGGCGGATCCCACCACCACCCGTCGCGCTCGTCTTGAGTCGGTCAGTCCCGTGGTCTTCCTCTGACGCGAGGGATCCGTCAGACCTGCCCGCACCGGATCCGTCATGGATGTCCGCACACCCCGGCACCGCGTGCAGCGGGCGGTCGTGGGCCTCGTAGGCGTGGCGGCCCTGCAACCCCTCGCGACGGCGCACGGTCACCCAGCCGGTCGCGGCCAGGTCCTCCACGAGCCGGGCGGTCTGCCGCTCACCCAGAGACTCCCCGGCCGACTTCCCGCCCTGGTGGCGCACCACGGCCGCCAGGTCGCTGTAGGCGAGCGGCTGGCGGCGCGCCTGGGCGTAGGCGATGACCGCGTACAGGCGCAGCAGCCGCGGCGGCAGCGACGTCGCGGCCCGGGCCGGCACCCACACGAACAGCTCGTCGTCCTCGGCGACGCGCACAGTGCGGTGGGCAGAGTCGCCCGTGCCGCCGCGCCGCGTGCGGCGCGTGGTCAGGACCTCCACCACGCCGTCGACCGAGTCCGGGCGGGCGAGCTGGCGCAGCGCCCGCTCGACAGCACTCTTGGACATGCCGAGGTACTCGGCGAGCGTGGCGACGCGCGCGGTACAGCCCTCCGCGCGCAGGGCCAGGGCTGCGACCTTGATGTAGACGGCCAGGGCAGCATCGCTGTACTGGCCGCCTACAACCAGGCGCAGAGGAACGCGCACCCGCAGTCCGCGGCCGTGCCGCGGCGCCCGGGCCGCGCGGGGCGGCACGGGGCACGCTGCAGCAGAAGCTGCTGCGCGGCACGGGACGGCGGACATGCGGGTGCTCCCAGAAGGCGGCGGGTCAGGTGAAGCTCGGTCAGCGGCGCCGCAGCGCGGGCATCAGGACGGCAGGGATGGCCAGCCGCAGCGGGCAGACCTCGTAGGCGCGGTAGCGGTCACGGCTGGGCGCGCGCCGGACCCCGCCGCGCTCCAGCAGCGCGGTCAGCGCGACGGCGACCTGCCCGCGGCTCAGCCGCGTCTCGGCCATCAGGCCGTCGAGGAAAGGCTGCCGGCGCCTGGGGATGTGGCCGGTGGCGTAGTCGGCGTGGGTGGCCAGGGCCAGCGCGACCAGCCGGTGGTGGCCGATCAGCGAAGAGCGCAGGATGCCGCGCTCCCACAGCAGCCGGAACGGCTCGTGGTCCGGCAGCCTCACGGCGCCTTGCGTCACCGCCCGGCCAGCGGCCCGGTTGGCCAGGTCCAGCGGCGTCGGACGCGCCGGGGCCGGGGTCGGGGTCGTCATGGTCGTGCTCCTCATCCGTCGACGGCTCGGGGGCGGGGATCTGGTAGAGGTAGGCACCCGGCGGCCAGCCCGGCCCGGGCGGCGCTTCCGGCCGCCCGGCCAGGGCCGCGGGGGTGGGCAGGTCGCAGCACCACCCGCGCGGGTACAGGCGCGCGGGGGCCAGGCCGTGCGGACCGGTGGGGTGCTCGCACGGGCGCCGCCGGCGGCTCACGCGGGGGCCCGTACGGTGCCGCAGCCCACGCACTCCCACCGGCCGGGCGCCACCTCGAGGTGCTGCGTCTGCAGGTGCCCGCAGCTCGGGGAGTGGCAGGCCACCCAGGCAAGGCCCTCCACGCCAACCGCGGGCCGCACTACGGCGGGCGGGCGCGGCCGCCGCACCCGACCGAGGCGGACCGCCCCGAGCACCAGGCACACAGCCGCGACGGCCAGGGCGCCCGCGCCGAGCAGGACCGGCCCGCTCAGCCCGTACGGCAGCCAGCCGTTCACGCGGCACCGCCCAGGGCGCGGATCTCGGCGAGGGCCTGTCCGTACGCGGCGCAGCCGCCCGGGCAGTACCAGCGCGCGGGCTCCCGCGAGCCGGCCAGCCACACGCGGACCATCCCGCGCGCCGGGCGCGGCTCGGCCGCCGGCGCCCCGCACCCCGGAACGGGGCACTCACGCCCCACCGGCCGCGGCGCTGCCGGGGTCGGCTTGCCGGTCTTCCCCTGGTTCCAGGCCATCCGGGCCGTCCGGCCGCCAGAGGGATCGCGCTGCTCGCGCTTGTGCTCCGCGTTGGCCGCCCGGCACTCCTTGCACGTCTTGCTGCCGAGCCGCAGATGCTGCCGGTAGCCGCGCGGCGTGCCGTGCTCGATCCCGTCGCCCGCCGGCGCCGCGGCGCTCACAGCCCGCTCCCCGGGCGGCACCGCACGGCGACAGGGTCGTCCGCGTCGTCCTCGTCGAACTCGGCGCGCACCTCGATGGCGGTCACGTGGTAGCCGGTGCGCTCCTGGACACCGTCAATCTCCGCCAGCAGCGCGCACCGTTCACCGTGCTCGAGGACCTCACCGCTCCAGTCGAAGAGCAGGGCCACGTCGGCCGGGTGCTGATCGCTCAGGATCGACTCGCAGCAGCGCCGGGCGGCGTCCGCCGTCGCGTACCAACCCAGCGGCAGCGACCGGTAGCCGGCCCGGTACACCAACTGCGGCGCGGCCGGGCCGATCAGCAACTTCGCGGCCAGGGCCTCGGCCATGTGCGCGTACAAAGCGCCGGGCTCCATACCGGCGACGCCGTACCCGTTCCAGTTCGCGGCCACCGTCTGCAGCTCAGCGGCCACCGCGCTCACGGCGGCCGCCGTCGCGGTCGCGGGCGTGCTCATCGGCGGCCTCGCAGACGCTGCAGCAGCGCAGCGAACACCCGCGGCGACGGCCCCGGCGGCGGCGGTCCGGCCGGTGCGCGCAGCGCCGGGACGGCGACCGGCACCGGCAGCACCGCACTCGGCGTCGGCGCGGCCGCCCGCGGGCACCGCTCCGCCGCCGGCCGCACGAGCGCCTCACGGATCTCCGCCGACGTCGACGACCGCGGCGCCGGGATCAGCGGCCCGTACGTCGCATACACCTCCGACAGCGGCATCGGCGCCTCGTCCAGGTGGTGCATCAGCGGCTCACCCGACCCCGAGGTCAGCCCGCGCCACTCCCAGCGCGCGCCGTACACGTCGATCCACTGCCGCGTCAGGTCCAGCTCCGTACCGTCCAGCACCCACCGCATCAGCGCTCACCGCCCTGCGCGGCCGACGGCCGGTCCTCGAGGTACTCGTACGTGACGAGCGCGATCGTGACGCCGTCGACCTCGGTGCGCGCGTCGCCGAAGCGCTCGTGCTCCTTCTCGCGGACGGCGAAGTCGACGCCCAGGGCCGCGGCCCAGGCGGCGGCGTCCGCCTCGGTGTACGCCTGCAGGGTCACCTCCGCGTACCGCGTGGTGACGTGGACGCCGATCTCCAGCAGATCGGGCAGGGAGCCGTTGGCCGCCATCAGCCGGCGCGCCACCGCCTCGGCATGCCGGGCCTGCGTCTCCAGGGCGTCAATGTGAGCCAGGAGAGCGGGAGGTGCGGTCGGGGACGGGGTGACGCTAGTGTCGTGGGACACGGTGACCTCGATTCAGTGGGTTGAGGTTCCGAGGGGCTGTCACGGACCGGCCAGGGTCCGGGCGGCCCCGTGTCATGTGGTCAGGCCGCGGACTTCACGCTCTTGGCCTTTCGGCTCATCGCGGACTTCAGCCCCATCGCGGCGTAGTGCGCTTTGCGCAGGTGCTCGGCGGCGCGAGCGATCTGCTCGTCCGTCCCGTTCGGGTGCTTCTCCCGAGCCAGCCGCTCAAAGCGGCCGTTCGCCGCGGCACGTGCCCGCGCCGTCCGGCTCGTCGGATCGGTCGTGTTCGCCCAGCTCACGTGTGCGCCGAGCCTGGCTCGCAGGCTCCGGGCCTCGGGGTCCATCAGATCCCTCCTGATCCTCATTCGAGTATGGGGATGACGTAGGCGCGAAAAGAGCCTTCCGGCGGACGGCGACAGCCTCCGCGACGCGGTCGGCCTCATCGCGCTCCACGGTCGGCCGCTCTTCGGTGATCAGTCGCTGGATCTTGCTGTAGGAAAGGCCAGTGACCTCCGCCAGGCTGCGCACCGTGTGACGAGCGCCGGCAGTCCCAGGGCTCTACATCAGCCGCTGGAGCAGCCGCCAGTCATGGATGCGATACCTGACCACGCCACTCCTTCTCTCATCCCTGTTCGGGGATGGGGATAGCTAAGCACAGCGTTCGCCGCCATGTCCAGGACGCGCAGGTAAGTCCTCCAAGCGTCAACAAAGGGGTGCGCTTTCAGACTCTTTTGGCTGGCCCAGTACCCATCCCCGTATGGGGTTGTGGACAATGGAGGCAGTAAGGCGCTCCTTACGCGGGTACGCCGGCGAACTGCACGCCTCACCTTCACGATGGGAAGCCCTGATGACGACCAGCCCGGAGCCGACCGGCCTCGAGACGCTCGCTGACCTGGTGAGCGCGGTGGCAGGCGATCGCGGCGCCGCGAACAAGCTCACGTTCGAGCAGCTGGCCGAGCGCTCGGTAGACCCGAGGACCGGCTACCAGCCGAGTCCCAACCTGCTGTGGCGACTTGCCCGTCAGAAGGGGGTCAAGGTCAACCCGGAACTCGTCAGCGCACTCGCCGTCGGTCTCAGCAAGCCGCTGGAGCGCGTGCAGGCGGCGGCCGCGTTCGAGTTCACCGGCTACATCGCAACCAAGGTTGAGGGCGGCACGCTGGTGCACGCGCTTGGGGCCGACGTGTCGGACACCCCAAAGGCGAACGAGGTCCTGTCACGCTGGGCCCAGGAGCATGAAGACGACAGCAGCGCCGACTAGCTGCGGCCGCGGCCAACGAATCTCCGCCATATCCCCGCCGAGATTGGCCAAGCGCCTGGGCTTACCTTGGTCGACGGCGACCAGCAAAGACGCAGGTAAGCACAGCGTTCACTGCCGGACACCTTCTAAGCGCTTGGCCGCAGGTTCGAGTCCTGCCTGGGGCGCTC